TTTCTATGATGTATTCCGGTGTTACTGATATTTCTCCTCCGTGCAGTGTGACTATCTTTTTTGCGACCGCAAGCCCGAGCCCTGCACCGCCGGTATCAGATGAACGTGCTTCATCCAGATATGCTCCGGCTATATGCGGAAAATTATCCAAAGGCAAAATCAATCGAAAATGTCTGACCGAAGGTCACAAAAATACCGAAAGCCAGAATAACAATTTCCCATATTTCAGATATTTTTATTTTTGGGAAATAGTCTTTTGGTCTTTTCTCAGCCAATTCGCTACATCGACTATTTTTATTCCTTCATATTGATAATCCTCATGTCTTGTTCTGGCGATCAAAATCTTAGGATAGGCGTCCTTAATCTGTAAAAGAGGAGTTATCTCCCTTTTAAAAGTACTTTCACCGGAAATATCATCTGAAACCTGAACATAAAATTTCTCATCATGCTTCATTGCAACAAAATCGATTTCTTTTTTATAAAGAACACCGGTATAGATTTCATATCCTCTACGCATCAGTTCAATGGCAACTATATTCTCAATCATTCTGCCATAGTCCATATTTCTTGTTCCCAGCTTTGCATAGCGGAATGCATGGTCACTCAGATAATACTTATCGCTTGAGGCAAGATATTTTTTTCCACGAATGTCATATCTTCTGACTTTATAAAAGGCAAAAGCATTACATAAATATTCCAAGTATTTTCCAACCGTCTTATGGTTGATCCTGTCATTGTTTTTCGTCATAGTATCTGCAATCTGACGAATAGAGGACAGATTTGCAACGTTGTCCATCAGGAAATCTGATATACGATCCATCAATACAGTTTTTCTGATTTTGTACTTTTGCCTGATATCACGAATAATCAGCGTATCAAATACATCTTCGATATAGTGATACCGTTCTTCCTGCTCACGGTACACATAAGAGCCTGACAAACCGCCATCTTTTATATATCTGTCGAACGCTTTGTCCATATCTTCAAGCTGATAATATTCCACATACTCTTCAAAGGAAAACGGGAATATCTCTATCTCATAGGTTCTTCCGGTAAACAGCGTCGCCAGATCACTGCTTAATAAAAATGCATTAGATCCTGTAACATAAATATCATATTTTCCAGAAGAATGCAGACTGTTTATCGTAAGTTCAAATTGCGGACACATCTGTACTTCATCCGCAAAGAGATAATTACTCTTTCCCCACTGATAGTGTTCCTCTACATATTTATTAAGAGCATGATATTCTTTTAAATCTTCAAATTGCAAACTGGTATAGTCAATATAGATAATGTTTGCATCTTTATCTGTATTTTCAAGCCATTCAATGTAACTTTCCATCAGCCTTGACTTGCCGCTGCGCCTGACGCCTGTAATTACTTTAATATCCGGAGTGCCTTTCAAACGTTTCAGTTTCTCAAGATAAGTGCTTCGCTCTATTATCTTCATTCATGCCACCTCTTCCGAATTTATTGTATCAGTTCTATTTCCCAATATCAATATTATTTTGATTTTGGGAAATAGGGTCCTATCTTTCTTTTAGTACATTATTGACCAGTATCATATTTTCTCCCCTATCAAATTCTAATTTGTATATTCCCACTTTGACGAGAATTCCTTTGCAAGTGCTATAATCTGATCGTAATTCATAACATTGGACAGGCGTTTCTTTCCATTCAGAGCAAGCAGCCTCATCTGGGTAGTGACACTACCCAGTTCATTATTGTTTTTTATAAGTTTCGCTTTCAGATATTTCCAATAAATAGCGCCCAGCTGAAAGCCAGACGCTAAAGTCATTTTCACTTTTCTATCTCAACCTTGATCCCTGCTTTGAACTCCACCTCGTAATAACTGTCATAAACAGTGATACGCTCAATATACCTGCGAACCATCTGTTCATCATAGTCAATAAGCATATCTCACTATAATCTTCATCTTCTATTTTTGCTCCTACGGCGCATGCAAACAAACTTGTAATAAGAATGTATTTATCTTCCTCGTCTCCCGGTGGGAAGACAAGAACGAAAGCTGTGATATCGGTAGTAGACGAAAGGTCCAGTCCTCCGTAGCAGACCCTGCCTTCAAGAGATTTTTCATCAACGGGGAACGCGCATGCATCCCATTTATCCATAGGCATCCATCTCACCGACTGCTTCACCCACTGATCCAGTCTTAGCTGCCTGAATGCATTCTCTTCTCCTGGGTTCTGTTTTGCCGATTCACATGCGGCTTCGACCTTATCGATCCCGATCGTAATGCCAAGAGAGGGATTTGCTTTCTTCCATACCTCCGGATCTGTCCAGTCATCATTTACATCAGCGCCATATATCACAGGGTAGAATGTAGGATCTACTTTTCTCCCTTCCAGTATGTCCTTTGCTTTCTGATGTGTCTCATAACATATGGAGTTGGTATCGCTCCCTGCTGTAGTTATGAGAAAGTATAGAGGCTGCATCCTTGCGTCTCCGGAGCCTTTTGTCATTACATCGAACAGTTTCCTGTTAGGCTGCGTATGGAGTTCGTCGAATACTACACCGTGAATATTGAAGCCGTGTTTGGAATATGCTTCTGCCGATAATACCTGATAAAAGCTGTTCGTCGGTTGGTAAATTATCCGCTTCTGCGATGCCAGTATCTTTACCCTCTTTGCGAGCGCGGGACACATCTTGACCATGTCTGCTGCCACATCAAATACGATCGCAGCCTGCTGCCTGTCTGCAGCGCATCCATACACTTCAGCGCGCTGTTCATTGTCCCCGCAGCAGAGGAGAAGCGCTACCGCTGCAGCAAGCTCAGACTTGCCATTTTTTTTGCTGATCTCAATATATGCAGTGTTGAACTGCCTATATCCATTAGGCTTTAGGATCCCAAAGATATCTCGCACGATTCTTTCCTGCCAGTCGATAAGCTCGAACGGCTTTCCGGCCCAGGTGCCTTTGGTATGACATAGGCACTCAATGAAACCGACTGCGTAATCGGCAGCGTTTTCGTTATATGAGGACTTTTCGGCCATGAACTTTGTCGGTTTGTATTCTTTAAGCTTTCTCAATCCTTTCACCCCAATAAAAATAGCAGCCGTAGCTGCTGCACTGCCAAAAGAGCCCTGAGGCTCTGATGGCTCTATTCCATTTTACAGTTCCGTGAACAATGAATGCCCGAAACACTCTCTGCAGTCTTTACATAGCAGATCTTCAAAATCGCCTTCCGCGAGGCTTCCGCAGTATCTGCAGAGATGATGTCCTTTGACAGGGGCGATGACGAGGATCTTCTCGCCTTTTGATTCAAGCACTTTTCTTATGCTTTCCAGTTCGTCCTTCCTCACATTGCCGCTTTCATAGACATGCTCTTCCGTCTGGATATAATATTTCATATGGTCCTCCTTCGGATCAGGCTTCGATCTCAGAGTGCTTCACGATCAGCCTGTTTACCTGACAGTCAAAATCATGTACTGCCATCCCCAATGCCCTCATCTTTGCAGCGGCTATCGTTATGTCCTCGATATGCGAAGCGTATCCAGCTCCGAAGTTTTCAGCCTGTGACCAGTCCATTTTCTCAAGGCATTCTATAGCTTCCTTCCTTGCTCTTTCGAACTGCTGCGTCGCTTCATTGAAATCGTAGATGAGGCTTTCTCTGTATGCTTTCATGTTCTTATCCATTCCTTTATTCTCCCTTCTTTTCGGTATGTGTATATTCGCTCTTAAGAACACATATATCAAGTCATTTATGGAAGAAATACTAATAGATACTGCAGCTGATGGCTACTCTCCTGTGATTATGAAATGGACATATCCGTCTTTGTCGTCTTCGATGTAATTGACAAGTTCATACATATCCAGGTCGTATGCGATCTTTTGAACGGCATTGATATCGAACATGTTAGTAAGTCCCGTATCTCTTACTGCGAGGATCTGCTTCTTTACTTTCTCATTCATCATCCGTACACACCTCCAGTCCGGCCATAAGGTCGAGATATACGGAAGTGTACCGCGCGCGCTCACACCCGTCGCAGGCTGCCATTGCCTCAAGGTAAAACGCCTTTGCGTCGTCACGACTGTCCCAGATGTCTGTTCCTCCATAACATATGACAGTAACGGAATCGAGTATCCTGCAGGTGTCTTCACCGTAGATCACATTAAGGCCGGAGCCGTTGTCCCACCTGACCATGATAGAGCCGGTGTCGTCGACTCCTTTCACAGTACCATGTGTGCCGGCAGGAGGTGCCTGCGGATCGTTCATATGTATAAGTTCGACTCTTGCGCCTTCCTTATACTTGTTCCGTATTTCTTTTACCTTATCTCTGTTCGGAAACATCATGGTCCGCACCTCCTTTGAATGCCGACGATCCGCTGAGTCTCTCAAGCAGGATCTTCCTGTCTGCCTTGTATCCGTCACCGATGAATCCCAATTTGAGGAGAAAACATCTGAATGCGTATTTCTGATTACCGGCAGGTTTGTCTTTCGCAGTGATCCGCTTCTGCGCCTTCGCGGTATTGGCAAGCGCTGAAACGAAATCCGTGTATGCTGTTACGTGTTCCGCATCTATCTTTCCGTTGAACCAGTTGAACGATACTTTATCGCCGCTCTTCTCAAGAGCAAGGTCGTCCGCGCCGAATGCCGCCTTTATAAGGCTTTCCTTTGATGCGATCAGTTGCTCGAGCTTTTCAAGCTCCTCTTCCGTGAATCCGTGCAGCGGAAGCGATATGACTATACTGTCCTTCTGCTTGTCCGGCTCACCACCCGGAGCAGTGAACCCGTCTGCGGCCAGGTTGTGCTCAAGACGCTCAAGAGCGTCGGCATCGTCCGAAATGACCGCGCCATCTCTGTCGACCGTAAAAACTCCGACTGTGTACTCGTATGAAGGTGTCCCTCCATACACCGGTTCGCATCCCGTGATCTTTGCTATGGCATCGACCAGGGCCTTTCTTTCTTTCCCTTTTACGCTGTATTCCGCTTTCATTGATCTACCTCCTTGTTTATGAAGCCTTTGTTTTGTACATACATATATCCCTCTAAAAGACACATATAGCAAGGTTTATCTCCACTTATTCCGAAGAATCATGTGCGATACCGTAAAGCACGAAATACACGCATGGCAGCGCAACTCCGTTCCCCCACATTTTGTATTCGGCGGAATCAGAATGCGGATCTTTCAGCCACTTCAATATTTGTTTTTCCGTTTTGGGTTTCTTGTCAGGTGCCGTTGCTTTTCTGTATTCTTCGAACACATCTGTAAAGAACCGTATCTCTTCATCTGAAGGTTCTTCCGTCCCAAGTCCTGAACACCAACCGTCCGGGAATCCCTGCAGTCTTGCGCACTCTTTCGGCGTCAGCCGTCTTACGATGTATCCCTTCCCATTTACGAGAGGCGGATCTTTGTAGTCTGTAGCAACGAGCGTGTTCGCCAGTTCTTTTTCGGCGCTCGTGAAAAACGATGCTTTGCTGCTGCTAAAGTGCGCTACTGCGTTGGGACCTTTAGCGACCATGGTAGGCTCAAGCTCTTCTTCGACTGCGAATCCGAACTTGGCGTTCTTTCCCTGGTTGAATGCGGCCCTGTCTATCCCGTATGAAGTCTGAGCAATGATGTTCTGCTGCGAATCCATGCAGTTCAGCGCACCGGTTTTCTCCTGAAGACCAAGCTGATTGACCTGACCGTTCCCAATACAGTACGGCTCGAACAGCACCTGATCGTTGTTGCAGCCGAGTGTAGCGGATCTGTCTTCCTGCACAAGAGCGCCCTTTCCACCGCCGGCCTTTCCGCATCTTATTTTCATGGTCTTTGGCGTTTCCATGACAAGAGGCACGTTGTTGCCGCCTGTCCCCATATGAGATGTAAGAGTCTGTGATTTCCCGTCTGTCCTTACTTTGACCCTGCTGTCCGAAGGATAGTTCTCCACGGATACAGCAGACTGCATGATGCATGGCGGATGATTTGATTTGGCCCTGAGTGTGGAAGTCATGTCTTCGGTCACATCCATCCTCTGACCGCCCTGGTCGTTCAGGCAGATGCCTGCATCATGAGCGCTTCCTTCAATACGTACGGAAGTTCTTTGCCACGGGAGGCTGCTCTTCTCAGTATCCCGTGGCATGCCCTCCTGCTCAAATAATATTTCTCCGGCACGTCCTCCTCTAAGATCTGCGACAAGGTAGATCCTCTTTCTTCTCTGGGGCACTCCCCAGTACTGAGCGTCGAGAGTTCTGTAAGCAATGCTCCATCCGTCTCCCACGAGCATGTCTGCGTGCGGCCATTTTCCGTCACAAGGCGCAGGCACCTCGGGCCTGCCTTCTTCACAGATCGATACGATTTCTTCGAGGACTGCCCTGAAGTCTTCTCCACTGTTGCTGGAGAAAGCTCCTGCGACGTTTTCCCATACGATGTATTTCGGGTATTCTCCATTTGTTTTTTCCCTCATTTCTTTTACGATGCGCACGGCCTCATAAAAAAGAACGGATCTTGCTCCGCCCAGTCCTTTACGTCCGCCTGCAAGAGAAAGGTCCTGACACGGCGAACCGAATGTAATTATATCTACCGGCTCTATCTCAGAGCCTTTTATCTTCGAAATGTTCCCAAGATGCTTCATTGAAGGGATCCTCTTTGTTGTCACCCTTATCGGGAACGGTTCTATCTCGGATGCCCATATCGGCGTTATCCCGCAGAGCATGCCACCGAGAGGGAATCCTCCCGAGCCATCGAACAGGCTCCCGAGCGTAAGCTGCTTATTCACTGTGCTGCCTCCTCGTACTTCATTTTCTTGCCGCCCCTTATGAGGATCACATCATCCGAGGCGCCTTTCTGCTCTATCATGCGGCTCACGACCACGTCGCAGAACTTCTCATCGAGCTCTATCCCGTAGCAGATCCTGTCCGTCTGTTCGCAGGCGACCATGGTGCTGCCGGACCCGATGAACGGATCCAGGACTATGCATCCGCTCATTGAAGAATTAACGATAGGATATGCCAGAAGCGGTACCGGCTTCATCGTAGGATGATCGGCATTCTTCTTAGGCTTATCGTATTCCCAGATTGTCGATTCCTTCCTGCCGCTGAACCATTTATGCTTTCCTTTCTTCTTCCAGCCATAAAGGATCGGTTCGTGCTGCCACTGATATGGAGACCTGCCAAGAACTAAGCTCTGCTTCTTCCATATGCAGCAGCCTGAAAGATAAAAGCCTGCATCCTGAAAAGCTTTCCTGAAATTCAGCCCTTCGGTATCTGCATGGAACACATATATGCTTGCGTCATCAGCCATGACCTTTTCAGTATTAGTGAATGCATCAAGCAGGAACTGATAGAACTTGCTGCTCCCCATGTTGTCGTTTTTGATCTTTCCTGCGCTGCCTTCGTAGTCGACGTTGTACGGAGGATCCGTTACGACGAGATTTGCTTTCGCCCCGTCCATAAGCGCTTCATACATTTTCGGATTTGTGCTGTCGCCGCAGATCAGTCGATGCTTTCCTATGAGCCACAGATCTCCAAGCTTGGTCAACGCAGGCTTCTTCAGTTCTTCCTCCACATCGAAGTCATCGTCCTCAATGTCATCATCCGTAAGAAGCTTGTTGATCTCGCTGTCATCAAACCCAAGAAGTGATACATCGAAGTCTGCGCCCTGAAGATCTGAAAGCTCGACCGCCAGCATCTCTTCATCCCAGCCGGCATTAAGTGCCAGCCTGTTGTCCGCGAGGATGTATGCTTTCTTCTGAGCGTCTGTAAGATTTTCTGCAAACACGCATGGTACGGTTTTGTATCCTTCAAGCTTTGCCGCTTCAATTCTGCCGTGGCCCACGATGATGTTGTAATCTGCATCTATTACTGCAGGCGATACGAACCCGAACTCACGAAGAGAAGATCTAAGCTGTGCTATCTGATCCTTGTTATGGGTCCTGGCATTCCTTGCATAAGGAATCAGCTTATCGATATCCACCTGTTCAAATTTCTTTGTATCCATCACTTACCCTTTCTTGACCGAAGCAGCTGCTCCATCATATCGTCCTGCGGATTTCCCGTGAACGCCGCCGTGCAGTTCTGCTTTACTATGTCGTATATTTCATACCAAAGCAGATTCGCCTGCTTCTGAAAGGACTGACTCATCTGTACAAATGGGCTTGTGATAGCGCCGCCTGTAGTCGGGTGCTTCCCAAGAAGTCCGTATGTGCTAATAGCGTCCTCACACTGTATATATCTTGCGAACGCCTGCGAATATCCTTCAATGAGTCTGTTGCTCACGAACTTCTCGCAGCCGCGTTCTTCAAGCCACTTCCAAGTTTCTTTATATATCTCATCCGCGCCGAGCGGTTTACCGTCGCGTTGCTTTGCTGACAGGTAGCTGCTCGGGTCCGGCATGTCGCTCCCTTCAAGATCAGCTGGTTCTCCGATGCTTCCCGCTTTGAGTTCAGTCACCGGAAGCTCCATGATCGTAGCCGGCTTGCCTTTGCTGATCTTATCCGCCAGGGCCTCCGGTTTATCGCCTGCCCTGACTCTTCTGCCACCCCTGTTAGTCATATCTTTTGCCAAATTATCACCTCAATTTCTTAAATCCCCCGTTTGAACCGTGATTTTTGTACGCGTGACCCCGCACCGTTGCCCGGTCGAAGCCATCCTGGAGATCTTACCCGCCCCTGGGGTCAGCGTCTTATTTTTCTATCTCCAAGCTCGATATGCATCTTCGTATGGCATGACTGGCAAAGACTCATAAGATTCGAAGGATCATTCGTCCCACCTTGTGATACAGGAATGATGTGGTGCACCTCCTGCATGAGTGTCGCGCGTCCTTCGCTTAGACACCTTTCGCACAATGGATGCTCCCTCGCGTACCTATCACGTATCCTTTTCCATGAACGCCCGTATATCTTGTTCACGTCTTTGCTGCGCTCGTACCTGTTGTACTGTCTATCCGTGAGTTTCTTGTGCTCCTCGCAGTAACTACTGCCTGAAACCGCAAGCTTCGGGCATCCAGGATACGAACATGGACTTAGCGGTTTCCTAGGCATTACCATCTGCACCTCCCGCTATAGTATTTGTCTGCTATGTCCATCTGATCGCAAGGAGAAAGCCGCCTAAGAAGCTCATGTGCATGCGCTGCTGACTTCCCAGCCTCCAACGCTGTTTTATAGAATGGGCATGTTACTCCTTCACATTTATTTACTTTAAGCACAGCACATCTATTACCGCTGCGCACTGCAAAGCATCTATTCTTCATTCGATATTCCTTTCCATGAAAAAACCTCCGGGGAATTTCTCCTCGAAGGTTTATCATCTTTTTCGCTAGTATAATACTATCACAAACTCGAACTCTCATTTACTCTCATTTACTCTTATCAGGCATGATTCTGTATATTTCTTTTAATGCTACGCTATGGAGATGGAATACATGCTGCACGCTGTAATACATATCAGTTGCTATCTGTTCCCAGCCTTCAAAACAAAGGTATCTCTTTTCAAGCAGCGTTTGGCATTCCGGGTTCTTCACTTTTTTTATTACTTCTGTGATTTCCTTCTTGAGGTCCACCAGTTCATCTATGTCATGATTGATTTCATTTTCAAGCTCAATGATCTTTATTATCACGTCCTCCATGCTGTGGGTGTTCTTGGTATTACTGACCGGCGCATCATTAAGCGTTGCAGTAGCCTTTGTCGCAAGTGCGTGCAGCGATTCTGTCTGCATTATTTTACTATCGATTCGCTGGTCAATGTGATAAGCCTGACCCAGGTATTCTTTTGCTGTCATATGTATTCCCTCCTTATCTTCTCCATGATCACATTACCGTCGCATCCAGTAAGTTCATAGAACCACTGCGAACGGAAGAATCTTTCAACTTCGATTATCTCTACTGACCTTGCTCTTCCCGGATGCTTTTTTTCTCTGCATAAAAGGCTCCTGTAATCCTTCGCGGCTCTTACCGCTATCGCTGTTGCAAGCCTTACATAAGGATCTTCGTTTTCATATATCATGGTATAACCTCCAATCGATATATCTTTTTCCGCTATGTTTATGTTTTCACCCTGTGCTGCAAAGCTGCGTCGTATCATTGATCAGTGCAGGAGGCCGTCAAGCACGACCCGCACCTCGTCCACCGAGCGGACGACCGTCGCCGTCCCTCCGGCTGCGAGGATTTTTCTGATGGTCGCTTCCTGGAGCTTTGTAGGCCTGCCTTCTTCCGTCTTCACTTCGAATCCGTAGAAGTGGCCATCGATGCAGGCGATTATATCCGTGATGCCTGCCGTCCCGTACATTCCGCCATGCTCCTTCCAGGCAAAGCAGCGCGGCACCGTCTTAAGGTACCTCATTATCCTTTTTACTATGTCCGATTCTGACATTTTTTACCACCTATCTTTCAATGTGTTCCGAAAGAATCGCCATTTTTCAATGGTTGGAACACATAGAACACGAGAAATCCTATTATACTGACTTTTTAATTACAAAAAAACACGTATATGCATATTTTTTTTGTATATATAGAGAGAGTTAGAAAAGTCGTGTTCCATGTGTTCCGAATGGCTCGAATTTCCTCCCGGATATGGCGCGTCCAACCGCCGTAGCTGTTGCAAACACTTCATCCCAGCATCTCTCCAAGTTTTATTCCGTTAAGAACACGTCTGCCGCCCAATCTGTCGATGTCGCGTTCCACATCGCTGCACGCGGAAAGAAGCTGCTGCACGAACGTCTTCTGGGAATACGGCTTAAGCCCGCACTCATCGCAGTAGCTCTTATACGCGCGGAACAGCTCTGTGGACCCAGTAGCCGCCGAAGGATCGAGTTCGCAGTACTCTTTTACGAATGAAAGCACCGAATCCGACTCTTCCCTGTACTGTTGGAGCTCCGTCCTGTTGACCTGTGTTTCCGAGAAGCGAAAATCGTTGTTCATGAGCCTCCTGAGGCCTTCCAGGGCGAACAGAAAGATGCCGTCGGCTTCCATGCGGAATTTATCCAGGAGCCCGGGATCGCGTTTTTCAGGCGGCACGGTATGACTGAATCGTATGATTATAAGCCTCCTGTAAAAGCCCTCCGACCTGTCCCCGTAGTTCCTCGGTATGCTGTTGCATGAGAACAGCAGCCTCGCGCTCGACTGGAAAGAGAACGGATTCCTGTTCTTCTTCTCTACGGTGAGATAATCCTCCCCTACGAGCGCCTTGAATATCCCGTTGTCGTCTATGTTCTTCGTGGGAAGGTCTGCGAATATGTTGGCCAGTTTACCAAAAAGCTCCGCCGGCTTGAATCTTTCGTTCAGCGCCTGCCATGACACGTTCGACACGTTCTGCTTTCCGAGAAGCACCTCGTTCAGGACCCTTAGAAGCACTGACTTTCCCGCTCCTGCTGCTCCCACTATGACGAAGCACTTCTGGGCTGCGTTCACCGGAATGAGGAAATACCCCATCATCTCCTGGATGAGTTTCACCTGGTCCATATCGCCGTCCATAGATTCCTCGAGGAACTTTTTGAACATCGGGCAGTCCGCCGTTTTGTCATAGGTAACGGCAAGCTGCACCGTCGAATAATATTCCGGGTTATGCTCTGTAAGAGTGTCTTCCAGCACGTTGTAAAGTCCGTTCCTCACATTGATGATGTAAGGATTGGAGTTCAGCTCCCTTATATCCTTCTGCACTTTTAGCCGCCACTGTTTCTCCGCATCCATGATCTGTGTCATCCTTGTTTCGCGTACCAGCATCCTGTCCTGAACGAGTTTCTGCGCTTCCATATCGCTCATCTCGGAATAAACGCCTCCGCTGTATCCGAAATGCTGCTCCGCCGCGTAAAACACCTTCTCTGTATCTGCCATATTCTGAGCAAGTACCCCCGGAAGGAACCTGAGCCCTCCGTTCTCCATAGGCTCGTACCAGTCCGGAAGCGATGCTCCTGCCTTTGCTTTCTTCGCGGCTTTTCCCGCCTTGAATACACGGCTCACATCTTTATAGACAGCTTTCAGCGATTTCAGAAACGACGCCTTGAACTTGAAGTGATCACGCAGCGCGACATCGATGATCACGTCCGCTATCACCACATCCTGGTTATACAGGTAATCCCTCACAAATTTCTCCGCCATCTGAAGGTCCTCTATCGTATTGCCCGTGCATGGGATATCCGAGATGATATCCTGCAGGACGTCAGTGCTAAGAGGCAAGTAGCAGAGAGCCGCGGGCGACCTTACCTGGCACTCGCCCTTTTCGAATTTCGGGCATTTGTACCCTTTCTCGCATATCGTGCTGCAGTTTATTGGACCAGTCCCGCTCTCCAGAAAATGGTTTATCTTCTTTTGCGTCACCGATTCGCTGTAACCTGGATACGGAGCGGAAAGCTCGTGTATCTTCTTCGTACCGCCGTCGAAAGATGCGAGGTTCGTTACCATTGCGTACCAGTCGTGCTCAGAAAGGTCTGCTGCATCTGTCCTGCAGTGCCTAAGGAAGTCGCAGCTCCTCATAACTATGTCCAGGCCCTTCTGCATGCCGTTTTTCTTTTCCGGCGGCTTTTCATCTGCTTCCGGCAGTAGCTCTGACAGCTGATCCTGTGTGTACTTGAGCTCCGGATGGAAACTTATACACTCCACCATGACCCTCTTATCAGTCTTGCAGTGATAGAACCCCGGGAGTCTCATAACCCTGGATTCATTGACGCACATTGGGTCCCCGCCGAACATCTTTACAAGCTGTTTCTGCACGGTGCGGAAGCGCTCCACTTTCGCTGTGCCGTCCATGAAATAATATGTATGCAGTGATTTCTGCGTCCTTACTATCATCGAAGGCCGGAGCGGAAATGCATCGATCTTAGCCTGCTGCTCCTCGAATGTCCCGCCGTCCATTTCGAAGAACTGGGAATTTATCCTCGTAATCGACTGATCGTTCTGCCCGCCGTAATTCACTACGAAGAACACGCCGCGGTCCTGCTCGTTGTGCTTATTTAAGTCTTCCTCTATGGTCTTGTATTTTCCGCATTCGCACTGCAGGTTCTGTCCGCGGAACACGCCGCGCTTCTTGTCATCGAAGACACGAAAGCATACGGTATCTGCCGGGTTGAAAAGGCTGCCGAGTATGTCGGCCGCTGTAATATTGATCATGCTTCTGCCTCCTCGATCTTGAAATAACGGATGGGTATATGAAGACGTTTTGCTTCCGAGATCTCCTGCTCCATGCCTTCTGACACTATGCCTTCTCTTGTGAAGCACCACACTTCATCGCATAAAGCGAGAAGCGCGAGTCCGAACATGCAGCAAAGCTCTCTCTGCCCGGGGTCGCTATCATCGAATCCCATTGCGGGATACATGAGATGGCTCGCTACAGGCATCATGCCTTTAGAAGCAGCGTAGCGGCATGCCATCGCGGCATCTGCTGCATTCGCTGTCCTGTCACCTGCGTAACGCGAAGCGATGTATGCCTTCGGCCTTGTCTTCATCTCATGCTGCCTCCGCCAGACGCGTTTACGCTCAATGCGGTATTCTTTCATCACATTTCCTATGGCCTGTCCGGCCGTAGGGTCAGCGTAGCCTTCAGAATTTCTATACATGCTCAGTCCTCCAGTTCTTCAAGTGTCCCGAATGTCCTGCCCGCCGACGCTTCAGCGGCAAGCGGTATATCGAACTCCGGAAACGGCTGCGGTTCCATGCAGGACCTTATGTAGTCCGCAGCTTCATGGAGCCTTTCTTCCGGAATGATAAATGTAAGTTCGTCATGTATCTGCAGTATCGGCCTCAGCCACTGGCGCTCCGGCAGACCTTTCAGTATCCTGGCAAGCGACAGCTTTAAGATATCCGCCGCCGTCCCCTGGATGGGAGTGTTCATGCTGCAACGCTCTGCAAACGACTTCTTCCCCCAGTCACCGGATATGATGCCGGGGAGATACCGCCTTCTTCCGAGCCATGTCTCCGAATACATCCTTTTCGCAGCCTCCGCTTTCGTTTCATCCTGCCATGTGACAAGTCCGGGATAACCCGCTTTCAGATTCTCTATGATCTCCTCACATTCCCTGACTGATTTATCAACCCCCGCCTTGAACCTTAGTGTCCGCTGCAGGCCTCGAGGGAACAGGCCGTAGAACGTACCGAAATTCGTATTTTTCGCGATTGTTCTGCGTTCCTTGTAATCCGGAGCATTCTTATCTTTTGCCTGCTCATACGGGACCGAGAATATGACGCTCGTCGTCGCGGCATGTATGTCGCCGCCGGACCTGTAAGTATCCATCATGATGCGGTCTCGGCAGTAAAAGGCTCCAACTCTAAGCTCTATCTGGCTGTAGTCGCAGCTTATGATGAGATGCCCCTCCGGCGCACTTATGAAATTCCTTACGCCTATTGGATCGTTGCTCTTCCTGGGCATGTTCTGCAGGTTCGGCCTGCTGCATGAAAATCTCCCGGTATCCGTGCTGAGCGAATAGAAACTGGGATGTATGCAGCCTGTCGCAGGATCAAGATATTTGAGGTATCCCGTGATATATGTGCTCGAGATCTTGTTCCATCTGCGGTATTCCTGCACAAGTTCGAAAAGCCTTGAAAGCTCCGGTCGATTCGCGTCGCACCATTCTTTCAGCTGTATCATTACCGCGTCGTCAGCTGCGGCGCGGCTCGTCATCGTCGTCTTCATAACGGGAAGACGCAGATCCTGGAACAGGTATTTTTTGAAAGCATTCGTGGAGCAGTTGCTGCCGATGTCGATGCCTCCTATAAGGAAATGTATCTCGCGGCGTATCCTGTCCATCTCGCGCTCCGCCTCTTCTTTTCGCTCATCCATAAGACCGGTATCGACCGGCACTCCGTTATATTTCATGATCCCAAGGTAGACAGATGTCGGAGATTCTATGTTCTCTACGATCCACCTGTGCCTTGGAAGATACCTATCGAACCAGGCATTGAACAGGTAATATAGCTGCAGCGCCTTGTCTGAGTCTTCGCAGCTGTAGCGGATAGTCTCCTGATCCTCAGGATCCAGTTCATCGAAAAACCTGCCTGACGTCACATCATTGAACGACGGCATCACGTCATGAAGCAGCTCCTCCGACAGTTTCTTAAGACCAGAGTCCTGCAGCCTGCGGAAATCAGTACCGGTCTTAAGCGTCATCTGACTTGCGGCGATAGTGTCGTAGACAGGCTCCTGTATCACGATGCCGTATTTATATGAGAACATCGACTCAAATGACAGGTTGTGCGCGATTTTTACGATTGACGTATCCGTGAGAAATCCCTCAAGGAACCGCGTGAACTCTTCCCTGCTGATATTTATCCCTGTTTTATGCGCGAATGGGATCTCTATGCCGGTCCCTGGTCTTACGCTTATGCTCATCGTGCAGATGTGGCTCTTCGCAGGGTCGAGCGCGGCTTTGTCGTCATCGCGGTACTCATCGTCTGGCGATGTTTCATAGTCGAATGCTGCGACTTTGGCATTTCCGATATATGCGCGTATCCCGGCTGCCGTCGTCACGCATCTATATTCTTTTTTGTTGTCCATATGAAATGATCTCCTTATGCGAAAATCTCCGGGAGAGAGCGCGCCCTCTCCCGAAGTATGTAGTTATTTCTGTATTACTTAAGAGGTTCGATGATCTCGCCCGTCTCTTCATCCACGAACGATGTCTCCTCGCTTCCTGCAAGCGATGCGAGCGTCAACCCCGCGGCATAGCTTTTCACCTGATCTACCATACTGCCGACAGCCGCAGTCTCCTGGCTGTCCAGCATCCGTTCGAATGAGAAAGCCGCCTGGGAATACGCGATGCCGGATGCGCTCGTCGCTTTCTTCAGCGATATGCGTGTCACGATATGCGAAAGCTTCCTGCCCTTGGAGAGCTGACGCTTTACATATTTCGTGAACTCTTTAAGCGATCCCGTCGGAAGCGACAGCACCATAGGGAACAGTTCGTTCTCCCTCAGGATGTATATCATGCGGCGGTTTTTGCAGGCTTTGCTCTGCCCTTCACCGCTTCCGAACCTGTTGTACGGACATGCAGCGCACTTGCCGCCAGGAGTCCCTGTCCCGTTTACTCCGTCAAATGATCCGCAGTCCGGCGGGTTCGATCCTCCGTTGTATTTTTCCGTATAATACGCGTATGCCGGATGGTGCAGCAGGATTACTCCGCTGATCTCCTTTACCATCTCAGTTTCGTCCCCGTCTCCCGGCACTTCGAAAGCGGTGCTTCCGCCTGCCGGTATCTTGATGCGGTCGAACGTAAGCTCAAGACCCGCAAGGTCCTCAGCTGTGTTTTCCAGGGCGTCGCTGCCCTTAAGGGCGGCAAAGCCGCCGGTCTCCATAAGGTCGTTGTTCTTCTTTGTATCTGACATCTATGTGTCCTCCTTCTTATCCAAATCAATAATTGTTTTTTGTTTCTCAGCCTTTACGTACGCCGACCGATACTTTCTCGAATACCGAGATCACATCGGACAGCCACGAAGGTACTTCATCGTTGTTCTCCGCTTTCTGCTCCTTGACGAAACTCGAAAGAGTATTGGCGTTGACAGTTTCCACCACAAGGCTGCCATATCCGTTGTCTTTGAGCGACTGCATGAGTTCGTCTTTTCGGCCTGACGCAGGTGATGCGAACAGCCGTGAGTTCAGATAGAACGTGCTGCCGTTCCTGGAAAAACGCTCCACTTCCGACTCAGCCATCGCGTCAGACAGCGCGAGATCGAGTTCGCTTATCTCAGCTTCGGCAGCTTTTAGCTGCTCTTTTAGCTCGGATTTGCGGTCTCTTGCATCTTTGAGCCTGTCTGCCATCTCGAAAATTTCATTGTTCATTGTGCATCCTCCTTTCAATACCTGCCGAAGAAATCAACCCCTTAGCATCTTCAGTCAGTAAAAGGATCCCTGCCCTTCCGGTAATCATCGACTAGCATCTTTGCGAGGTCGATCTTTCCCCGAAGAGAACGGAGTATCTTACGGTCGACAGTGCCGGCCGCAATAAGGTATATGTAATGACAGTTTTCTGTCTGGCTGACCCTGTGTATGCGGGCCTTCGCCTGGTCGAAATTGCTCATGGAATAATCGAGCGAATAGAACACCATCGTGCTTGCCGCAGTCAGTGTTATTCCAAGGCCTGCCGCAGCGATCTGTCCTACGAATACGTAACAGTCAGGATCGTTCTGGAAACGGCTTACCTCCCCGGCGCGGTCTTTTACGCCGCCGCGTATGCAGGCGTAACCTATCTTCTTTTTCTGCAGCATGGCTTCGATATCATTGAGTTCAGGAATAAAGCGTGCCATGACAACGACTTTCTTGCCTTCTTCCATCACGGAATCGATGATGTCCGACAATGCGTCAAGTTTTGCCATGCTGATCTGATGGGTATCCGATTCATCGTCCGTAAGATGCCCGCCTGTGACCTGCGACAGACGTAGGATCTTCGTAAGAACATTGACCGCCGTCACCTCGCTGCCTTTGAGCTCGGTGAATGAATCCGCCTCAAGCTCTTCGTATATCTTCATAGTTTTCGGTTCGAGCTGTACCGTGCGGATCTCCTCCGTTATCTCCGGAAGATCGAGGCACTCGGCTTTTGTCACGCGGTAGGCAATGCTGTGGAGCCTCCGAAGGAAATCATTTAACATCCATTTTCTGAACCGCGGGATATGATTGCCGTAGCCGACCATATCAAAATATGTGTTTCTGAACGTATAGAACGATGTGCCGAAGACGCTGCTGTTGAGAAAGCGGTACTGGCTGAAAACATCGAGTTCCTTGTTCGTGATGAGCGTCCCGGTCAGAAGCAGCTTATATGATGCATGGTCGCCAAGTTTATGCATGACCTTGCTCTGCTTGCTGCTATGCGATTTGATCTTGTGACCTTCGTCGGCGATGATGAGATCGGCGTCGAACTGCAGGAGTTCCTTTTCCAGGATCCTTGCGGATTCGTAATTAACCACTACTATCTGCAGACCGTCGGAAGACACTTCCTTCAGCATCTTCCTTTTCTTGTCCGAAGTTCCCTGTAAAATCGTCATCGTATACGGGTACTCGGCGTACTGCTCATATTCTGACTCCCAAACACCCAGGATAGAAAGCGGCGCAACCACCAGGACCTTATTTACAAGGCCGAACTGATAAAGGATCCCGGCAATGCCGATCGCTGCCAGTGTCTTGCCGCAGCCCATTTCCATAAGAAGCGCCACTCCCCTGCTCCTCGAATCCGACGGCAGAAGTCCGAACTTCCCGCAGGCGAAATCGAACGCCGCCTGCTGATGACTGTACGGTCGTACCTTGACAGGCATCGGGAGAGATGGATTATCGATCTTCTTCAATATATCCACCTCCGTTTTCCACTTCTTTTACTTCTATCCCGACCACTGTCTTTCCAGGTGTTATCAACATGACTTCAGTCAGTTTTCCAAAAATAAGCTCAAGTATCCGGCATGGTATCCTGACCGTCTTACCGCTGACTACCATCTGTCTTCTGCCTTCCGGCCCTGCGATATTGATCTGTACTTTGTGCTGAATATTATTCATTTTCGTTGTCCTCCAATCTTTGAACATTTCAGTTTGATATAGAGGAAGGATGTCTTCCTCTGTCCCTTGCCTTAAAAATCAACCCTTAGCGCTGCCTGGGAGGACTGCGGCAGCCTGGCTGACGCCACATGGCTCAGCCTTCCTTCTTCGGATAGTTGTGACGTTTTACCGGTTCGACGCCGAATGCTTTGTGTGCAACTTTTCTGATGATCTTGTTTTTGCGGTTCAGAACTGACTGAAGACTCTTCTCCTGACCGGTAATAGCGACTTCTTCCTGTCGGATCTCTTCCAGCTGACGGTTCCTGCCAAAATGGTCGTAGTACAGTTCGCGCTGCGCATCAGTGAGGTCTTCGTCCACGACTTTGCGGATCTTCACCAGGTCAGGATCTTCTGGCTCCTGTTCATGATCTGGTTCATCTTGAGTATTGGATACTGTGTCCCATGGATCGATGTCATCGCCACATGGATCGGTACTGAAAGTCTTCTGCTTCTTTTCGAACAGCGGGTCTTTCAGCTCGTTTTCGTAACGGTCGTTAAGATCCATATCGTGATTCAGTTCATCGATAAGGAAAGTCAGTTCTTCCGTGATTCCATCCTTACCGATTTCATAACGAAGCGTCACAGGACGATGTGTGTCGACATCTGTGGATTTATAGCAGAGGTATTTACCGTCTGATGATATGTAACACTCGCGGTCAGGGTTGTAAGTTGCTTTGTACTTGATTTTATTGTTCTTCATTGCTGCGTCCTTTCCGTCCGTATAGACGGTGAGACACATGAAGAACCTATACAGAAGGTGGCCATAGAATTTCTGCTTCAGTAAAATTGGTACAGAAAACTAACGGTGAGACATCTTCGCTTTGAAAACAACTTTTATGTTGCTTTTCAGTTCTTGATGTATCTCATCGTCCATGTGGCCACATCGGACATTTTGAGATATTTTTTAAGTGGAATTATGCAATGCGATAGCAAGTTCTGAATTTGCAGAATTTTGCACCCAGATTATGTATTTTCACTGTCTGCAGTGTTATACTAAATTTAGAAAAAACTTTGCACATTTTCCTACTTGTCTATGACCCTAATGTAGATAAGGTTCCTGTCAACTGCTTCAGATATACAAATGAAGTAGCATAAGGTTACTAAGGCGGTATAAGGTTACTATTTCATATAGGAGGATTAAAATATGGCTAAATACAGTGTTCCTCACCTTTGCGGCGGCATATTATTCGGTCTTATTCTAGAAGCCCGAAAATCACGCAGCAAAGCACGGAACAAATTAGAAGGTGGTTCTGATCATTTGACCGCGCAAGACGTATTTTGTGGTCTTATCTATACTGTTACTGGTGACGATATGCCTGCAACTGCGGGAAAATCGATGGCCAAATGTGCCTCTAATTATAAAAAGTGCGTTGACAGCACTGGTGTCTATGTACCATTCACTGACTCAACTACTCAATCAGCTTTTGATTCTGCCGTCAAGAGAAGCGATCCTAAGCTACTTCAAAGAGTCTCGGAGTTCATAACTGCATATCTAAACGGGGAAAAGTTTGAATGGCTTGTTCGCGCCTTGATTGAAACTATGCAAAAAGATAAAGCAGTTAATAATGACACCAGTATATCTATTGCCTATGACAAAAAAGTTAATGTCGAAGATTTAAACAGCGTGACTACAGTGATAGCACAACCCTTTTTTATCAGTGTTTTACATTATGTGATAATGAACTGCCCGGATGCAGAATCTGGAAGATCTACTTTTGAAGCATGGTTTTCTCAGTCGCGTTCAAATGCAGAATGGAAATTTCACAGTGATATCGGTAGTGGAATACAACCATTAACTATAAACTAAGACTTACCCAAAGAATTATTATCAACTTTTCCACAATCGGAAGGTACCAAGGTTGCCAATAATACCCAGGATAATGGTAATGCCTCAAAGACCTACCGCCAATTAAGTTTTGATAATTTAACTAAAACAATGCGAATATTTGCGAAAGGGTTTGAAGCAAGTGAGCATCGAATGGCAAAGGATTTTTTTGAAAACAACGAAATAACAAAATCAACTGCTTCAGAGCAACAAATAATGGATCTTCATGCTTCCAATCAGTTGGATAATGAAGGAAAGAGCAACGGGCGTGAAGAAACTGATCCGTTCCAAACATTTCTTGACAAGGCTAAAGAGTACTATTCAATGAAAAAAACCTTGTTATATGCAGAAAAGCCGCATCCTTTTTATGAAATTTACGTCTGTAATGATTTAACATTTCACAGGACACGATTTGTCGCAACACACAATTCTCAACAGCCAATCACCATTACTGATGCTACGGCCGCTCGCCTAAAACAAGAATCGGCTTATTCAATCATTGAAGGAACCGGTGGTATTGGTAAATCGATGTTTCTAACTCATCTGTTCTTAAATGCTACAACAGATTATGCATCAACAAACGAATTGCCCGTATTAATTTCTTTGAAGGATTATAATGAAAACATTTCAAGTATTGTTGAATTTATTTGGCTGACTATTAAAGCATTTGATCCCGATATTATTCAGAAAGACATAGTCGTTGCCCTTGAAAGTAAACAGCTTATTCTTTTGATGGACGGACTTGATGAAATCCAGTCATCTCTAAAAGCCGATTTTGAAACAGATTTAGAAGCGTTTATTAAATCCTATCCAGGCAATGTCGTCATAATTACATCTCGTCCAACGAATACGTTCGTTTCATATACGAAGTTTTTACTATATGACATATTGCCTTTAACTAAGCCACAAGCAATTTCTCTTATTGATAAATTGGATTTTTGGGATAACGAATCTAAGAATCACTTTTTATCAGCTTTAGATAATCGATTGTTTTTTTCACATGAACAGTTTGCAAGCAATCCCCTACTTCTTACCATTATGCTCATGACGTACTCCACTTTTGGAGAGGTTCCTGCTAAAATGCACGTATTTTATTCAAAAGCCTATGAAACAATGGCAAGACTACACGATGCATCAAAAGGATCCTTTAAAAGACCATTTCATACTAAATTGACTCCTGAGGAATTTGCAAAGTATTTTTCTGATTTTTGTGCCAGGACATATGTTGATGAAGTATTTGAATTTAATCAATTCACATTTACATCTTACATGGAAAAGACGCTGAAAGGTCATTCCCAACTTACACCAAGAGATTTTCTTCTCGATCTTACTGATAATTTATGTATTATGTATCATGAAGGTGAAAAATATTATTTTATCCACAGATCCTTCCAGGAGTACTTTGCTGCTGTATACTTTGCATCTGTATATGATGAAAGACTTGTACGGGTAGGAGAGTTTTTTGAAAGTATCCAACATCGTTCATACACAGACCGAACATTTGATATGCTATATGATATGATTCCAGAGAAGGTCGAAAGATACATCTTTCTTCCATTCCTTAAGCAACTATTTAATGAATGTAAAGCATCAGATAATAATGATGACTATTGGGAATTCTTAGAAAATCAATATCCTGTTATATACTACGAAGAAGGTAATACTGGTGATATATTTCTCAATAACCCGCAATCTTTCATTTACGAAAAGATTCTTCGCGAAAACAGGTTAGCAGCTATGTTGGACCTAGACGAATTATCATGGCCCGAGCAACTTTCTATTCTTCCGAGAAGAAATTGGGTTACTGTTTTCAGTCATTTTATGGAGACCAGTGCGTACGAAAGGAATCCAGATCCTGAAAATATAGATATTGATGAACTTGAAGACACAGAAATTATCCCTGAGGATGATTTACCTTATCGATACATAGACTATTTTGGGGATCCTGATATTGAAGGTTCAACAATCGAAATAGAAATTGATAAATTGAGAAGTAGCCCATCTGAATATGGAGATTTACGTGTATTTATGGAAAGTATTCAATTTCCTTTAATGCAAGAATATATCAATATTAATAATTATTATGAAGAGCTTAAATCAAGAGCGCAAAAAGAAATTGATTCAGAAAAACTGTTTGATGAATGAAAACACCTAATCACACAAAAAATATCTACATTAATAACATCGTAAAATCAATCAGTGACTACGGAGGTGTACACAATGAAAATTCTATACTCTGATATCCTTCCATTAGCTTTGGAAAATGACCAGCAAACCATAGCAGACTGTATTTTCAAGCATGCAGCAAAATCTGATCATATTGAAATAGCTGTTGGTTATATTTCCAAGGCATCTTTAGATGAGCTTTCTGAAATGGTAGAAAAATACCACATTCAGAACATTACTCTTACTATCGGAATGTATTATATAGAAGGCATGCCAGAAAATTCATATCACGCAGCTTTAAAACTTAATAAAACCTGGGGAGATAAAGGAATAGGAGAAATACGCCTGGTCAGAGCTTTCAAATATCACGGGAAACTATATTGTTTTATCAAAGACGAAATATGCTTTGCCACCATTATTGGTTCCGCTAATATGGGTGTAATCAAACCTGATGCCATCAGTCGCCGGCAATACGAAATTGCAGCACTAACTGAAGATATTGACAAATGCTCAGAACTATTACAGTTTATTGAAACTTTAAAGGGACCGCGTTGTTCAGCTAATATTGAAAACATCAGAGATATGCCACTTATACATGAACAAAATATTTCTTTAGATGGAGTTGATTCTGTTAGTCAAATGCCTCCACTCGGCGTAAAATTATATTATCAACACCAAACACATACATCTTTTACCCTTCCTCTAAAGGTACCATTATTTGATGAGCGTTTTATAGATGATAGCCGCCATTATACGAAATCTAATATTAATGTATGTTATGCTGCACCTAGAAGTAAACGGAAATCACGTGATTGGTATGAAGTTCAATTAACCGTAACAAATAAAATCACACAATTGGAAGGATATCCTGAAAAGAATGCACCTTTCTTTGTGGTAACGGATGATGGCTATTGGTTTAAAGCACATACCACTAGTGCTGGAAATAAACAATTCAGTGCAGTAGGTGATGAATTAATTATGGGGCGATGGATCAAGGGACGTTTAGTTGCTGCTGGTCTTGTTGAACCCGTAAATGACAGCCAAAAAGATTCTAATCGCTTAGGTATGATAACTAAAGAAATGCTCGAAGCATATGGTTGCAATGCAATAGTATTTACCAAAACTGACCAAAAGGCACAAGATGATGATGGCTCTGTCCTAGATGTATGGACATTAGCCTTTGAAACTGTTACAGAATAGGCGGATGATCTAAATGAAATACTTAGAAACATATTTAAACAAAATTATTGAACGAGGAAACAATGAACTCGCTACTTCCATAAATAGAACTGCCAATGACGTTGGTAATAGTCACATTAAGAACTTCTCGTTCATTAGTCATGAAATAGGATTGCTTTTCGGAAATATTCAATCTGGAAAAACTGGACAGATGTTTGGAATTCTGTGTAAAGCCGCAGATTATGGATTCTCAGCATTTGTAATACTTACCACAGATAATATTGTCCTGCAACAACAAACCCTTGACCGTGTGAAGAATGATCTTGACGGATTTTGTATTTGTGGAGAAAATGATTCTGGGTTATTTATTGAAAATCAACTTCAAAAACCTGTTATAGTTGTACTTAAAAAGAATACTAGAATACTCAAGCTATGGGCCAATGTCTTTAACACAACTGGGTTTATGAAGGGCAATCCATTGTTTATTATTGATGATGAAGCCGATTCTGCTTCATTAAATACATTAATAAACAGAAAAAAGCAGTCTTCTATTAACATGCATTTGGACAGCATAAAAAATGGAGCTTCCAGCAGTCTCTATTTGCAAGTAACCGGCACACCTCAGTCCATTTTTCTTCAAACACAAACATCCGGATGGCATCCGCTATTCACATACTATTTCCAGCCTGGAGTTGGTTATTTGGGGGGAGATTTTTTCTTTCCGAAAGTCGGTAAGCCTGACTGCATTTCATATATTGAAGAATTAAAGACCCCAGTAAGGGAAGTGGTCCTTCGCCATCTTCTTGTTTCAGCTCAATTACTATTATCTGGAGAAGATGTATCCAATTGTCTTATCCACCCAAGTTCACGCCAAGCTACACACCAAAACTTCGCAAATAAAATCAACAATGAACTAACTTGGTGTTTAAATAATCTATCCGGTGAGTTTGAAACTGAATTAAAAAGAATATACGTTTCACTTAACCCATCAAAAAATATTAAGCTGGACTTTGCAATGTTATTGGATTATGCAAAAAATATCATCAGCCACAAACAAGCAAAAATAATTATCATGAATGGGAAAAATAATGTTGATATCGACGAATATACTGAGGGATGCAACTTTATTGTTGGTGGTAATACTCTCGGAAGAGGAGTTACTTTTCCGAATTTGCAAACGATATACTACACTCGCACATCAAAAAAACCCCAAGCAGATACTATGTGGCAACACAGTAGAATGTTTGGCTATGACCGTGATTCTGGCATGATAATGATATTTATCGACGAACGCTTATATAAAATATTTACTGATATAAATGCAACAAATAATGCCATCATATCTCAAATTGAGCAGGGATTTGATGATGTAAAAATCTATTACCCTGAAGGGCTGAATCCTACACGAAAAAATGTATTGGATTCTGACCATGTCGCAACGATTTCCGGAGGCACAAATTATTATCCATTTTATCCTGAGAATGACACTATAGAAGATATTTCCAAATTATTAAAACCATTTTCTGATGATGAGCCATATTATCAAGTGAGTCTTAGGATTATGAAAGAAATTCTTGGTCACATTATACCAAGTCCAGATTTTAAGCTTGCATCATTTTCTGCCATTTTAGATACTCTGATAGCAGAAGCACCTGCAACACAAGGAATACTAATTGTTCGTAGGGAAAGAAATGTTGCTCAAGGAACTGGAGCATTACTATCACCAAATGATTGGCAACTCGGAGGTTCTTTCCCCAGAAAAGTTGTTCTAACTATGTATCAAGTTACCGGGAAAAAAGGATGGGGAGAAAAGCCATTATGGGTTCCAAACATAAAATTACCGCAAGGTTCTATTTTCTATGATGTAATCTCAGATTAATATTCTGTCAATGTTATATTTGTAGCCCAACTGAATAGAGATGTCGCTCTCTTCAAGAGTAGACATCTCTCTATTATTCTTCAATATTATTATTAACTGAATCATATGGTATTCTAGCAAACGTTTTCAGTATAGCTTCATAAATGATTTTTGCTCCTTCACATGGAACCGCCATTCCTATCTGTTTTCTTACCGATTCCTTACTTCCTTCAAAGATAAAATCATCAGGAAATGTTTGTAAGCGAGCACGTTCTCTATTTGTTAGTGCACGAGGTTCACTCCAATGATAAATATGTGTTCCTCCACCTCCACTACCTGTAACGGTATAAGCAGGTTTTTCTGGATCGAGGCGCTTATATATTTGACTAATTTTAGCTCCTTTAATATTAAGCTGCAATTCTTCTGGAAGATCCGACGTAAAAGCGTTTTGACCAGGTTTGATATAACCCAGTCTCTTAATAACCTGTTCACTCTGCCTAGTTCTCTCATTATTAGTAGCGGTAGCTGGAATAGGGGGATTTTCAATCGCAGTCTTGCAAGTATTGTCTATATTTTTATAAGGTTCTGGACTCGGGATTTTAAATTCAAATGGCATATCATTTCGTATTCCAACAATAATAACTCTGTGCCGTGCTTGCGGAATACCGTACTCCTCGAATTTATATAAATTAGGGTAAAGTCTGTATCCACTTGCTATCATGTCATTCTTTATTTTTATAAAAGCTTTACCATCATTCGCACTTTGAAGTCCACCAACATTCTCTGCAAGGAACCAAAGCGGTTGATATTGCTTCAACACCTTGATTCCGTATGAATATAATGGGCCAAAGGTACCATCGAAACCTTTTTGTTCGCCTACAACTGAGAAATCATTGCATGGAAAGCCAAAAGAGAAAGCATCAATTGCCCCAAGTTTTTTTATATCAAGCGTATGAACGTCTTCACAATATACACTATCAATATCATCTGGACAAATATTTCTCCGATATGTATTACACGTTTCTTCATCAAAATCATTAGCCCACGCATGAACAATACGATACTCAGGGCTACTAATATGTGCGTGTAGTGCACCCCATGCAAGTCCACCTGGTCCACAAAATAACTCACCCATGCGAAACTCGGTCTTTTCGGAAAGCTTTTTTGCATTTTTTGCAACTTGTGCATCAATTACATTTTGCACCACTTCAATATCTTCCACACTGAGCCTATCTAAACCTTTAATCCTTAATATAGGGTTAATATCATTATCGTCGATATACCCGGCTTGAAGCAGTAGCTCAAATGGATGGAAATTCAAAGTATGAGCTATCTTACACAAAGTAATCCAATTAGGGTTTTTCCTTTTCCCGGACTCGATCATTAATATTTCGCTATCGCTAACGCCACATGCATGTCCCAGTTTTTTTAAAGAAATTCCTAACGATTCTCTTCTATCTTTTATATATGATCCAACAGAATTATTCACTTAAATCACCTCGCTTTGAAGTATAATCCACGCGCTGCTTTTTGTCAATTACAACCATAAATTTGCTGCTAAAAAGCAGCGTGACTTTAAATACACGTCAATGTTCATAAATAGAAAAGGAGACTTAAAAAGTCTCCCCCGTATACTAATATTTTTTTCTTTCTATACGATTCCTTGTGCAATGTCTAAATAGAGTTGCATCACATCTGATTTATGCGCATCGCCTTTCTGGCTCGCTTCATACCATTGCGAAAATACAAAATATTCTTTTTCTCCAATAATAACTGTATTTTTTCTCCAGTATCTTTCTTTAACTTTTTTTTCAAATGCCAATTCAGTTGGAACGATTATGCCCAAATTACGATGAATATATTTCTTACATTCTTCAGCTGAACATAAAATTTCTATTTGTTTATCACTAAATTTATATCTCCCATTAAACAACTCATAGAGAGCCTTTTTTGCATACTTAATTGCACCTAAGTCTATTTCAGGCAAATGCGGTAACATGGTGTTAGGATGAGTATTATAGAACTCCATTAATAATTTCTGCAATTCTTGTTGTCTATTTAACTCTTTTGTTACTGCATTATTGCTAGTAGATTTGTTTCCTTTTACGACTTCATGTGACATTTTTTTAGCAGTTATGTCACTATCCGTTAAATCCCACCCCTGCTTAAATGCTTCCATTATGCGAAGTTGCCGTTTTCGTACTGTTTCTGGCGTCCACTTATTTTCGTTAAGAACTTCAACAGTTAACGCATAAGTAGTAACTCCAGCTTTACTTGAAAAATACTTTTCTTTCTTTTTATCGAAATCATAATTTTGCGCTTGAGAGTTTTTCTTTTTTGTTAGTGGAACAAGATTTGCGATTTTATGCAACCAAGCTTCCCTTTCCTCTGAATCAGGCCAATCAACAAACCATTGACTACCATGTTGTGGATTTTGAGGAAGCACATGCTCAATGCTAAAAATTTTGCTCTTATACTCAGCTGCATTATCACTTTCAAACTGATCCAAACGTAGTACAACATATGTACGCTTTCTGGCAGGTAATAAATAAATATCCCCATTCAGTGCTTCTAAAAACTCATGTTGTTCTGCCTGACTAAGCTCTAACGTTTCAAGTGCACCCATAATGTCTTTTTCATCAATTTTATGGATAGCCTTAGAATATCGTTCTATTCGTTGATTCGATGTTTTCGAAGTTATATACATATAAGACGCCAGCCTCTCCACCAACGTAATAAAATTGCTTATTACTTCTGCGTTGTTTGAAAATAATGACAATACCAACATACATACCGGAATCCAGTCAGAATCATCGATTCTATTCAGCCACATCAATAATTCATTTACCTCATCTGCCCCTTGAGATGCTTGATATTGACACTGAAGAATGGCTTTGTATGATTCCGCGTAAGGTTCAATTACTTTAATAATAACATCCTCATTACTAATTCCCAGGTTCAGTGTGTATTTTTCAAATTCTTCGACTAAAGGTGCATGGAGTTTAGTTCCTGCATATCGCATTCTAATATGACTAATGAGGGCATTAAAGGACTCCCTGCCTAGTTCGACTTCTATATCTTCCCATTTATTAGTAAAAAAATCACGTTTACTTGTTGATATTCCTCCAATAATATGAGCTTTTATAATGTCAGATGGTAGCAAACTCAACCCCCTGTTATTTAATACAGAGAATACTCGGAACGCAGACTCACTATCTGCAGTTGATACAACAACAAAAAGACAATGCTTAAATATTGATGTAATAAAGGAGTCAACTTCTTTACTGTCATCCCCAAACAGTTCATCCGCACAATTACATATCAGTTTCATATTATTCTGCATCAACCTTTGCGCGTCATCATCTAGGTGAACTGGATCGATTTGCATTAATTCTTTCATTCCATCATGGGCAATATTATTCTCAAAAAAAGCTCTATCTCTCTCCCTTAAATTTAATCTTGGACTTCCTGGAATAGACATATGAGCAATTCCATCTTGCCAAAGGCATTTTTCAATATCTGATTTCAATGCTCCGCTTTTATTTCTCAAAACAGACAGGATCATTGATAGTGTAGTCAATCGTTGCTGCCCATCAATAACTTCAGCTTCAGGACTTTCTGCAGAATAAACAAGAACAATGCTTCCGGTAAAGTATGTATCTGCCACATTTTCTTCACCACTTTTCCAAAAATTAATCAAGTCATCCCATAATGTTAATGCTTCATTTTCAGTCCACGAATATGGTCGCTGATAATCGGGTACGTTAAAAATGAATTTCCCGCTAAGAAGCTCAAATAAATTATATTCTTTTGCATTCAATTGATTTGGCATAGATTTTCACACTCCATATTATCTATTATATCATATTAATGTTTTATGAGCGCATTATTAAAATAATTGCATAACGCTACAATTGGCATGCCTGTGGTAATTATGCCTGTAGTATATAAAGTAAAACCCTACAGCCGACCCACATATTCAATAAAAACGTATCCGTAACTGCAAAATGTCTGCCGTTGATAATTTGCCTAAGAATAGCTGAAAGCATGTCCGAAGCGTAGACGTACGGTCTCAACGCCTCCTGCCCTATAACAATCTTGTCAACACAACCCTACCTCATAACAATCCCGTCAACACAACCCTATCCCTTTAATAAGGCTGTCAACTCAACCTGCCCTTATGGATCAGTTCCCGCTAACTCGATTTGACTAAAAAATAAGGCTTCCCGCAGGTGAAGCATATTCCATCACTAACGAAAAAGCCTTATTTACTGGGCTTTCAGCCCTTCTTATTTATCATTTCTTGACATCAATGCTATCGTCTCGACGTGGCACGGCACGACCGTATGAATACCTATATTTGCAAGTGTGTAAAAGGCTGTCCCGAACATAGAAACATTGGTATCCCGTCCAACAATAGGAACATATTATATTAATCATTCTAACAATTATGTGATGTAAAATTTCCGCTCTATAGTCTTCGTTTCCGAATTCCATCTTTAATTTTAAAGATTCCAAATTCATTTCTGCTGGTTTGTCCTCATTTGTAACTCTGTTGTAAAATTAGAAAACTTACCCAGCACTGCTGAACTTCTAAACCACTAATCGCCCTTTTCAAGATTACAGAGGCAACCATTGCGGTAAAAATTATATACTTGATGTGCTATATATGTAGCATTCCTCATTACTCGTCGCCTCCCACAGTTCATTTAACTGAGAAATGACAGCCTGCGGAGCATTAACAATTTGCATTATTGAATGCTTATTTCCGATTGAATTGATTGATGCCCCAAGCGACCATACACGTTCCTTGTTTATTTCATACTTCATAATAATATATCTATCATGGAATGAATGTCCATTGCGAACGGTACGGTAGTCTATTAGAATGTCCGTATCATCACTTAATGCGAGCACCATATCGGTTCGTTCTTTCTTTTTAAATTCCTCGAATCCATTGTCATCTTCGGCGTCATTTGTGTATTTGTTCCCGTGAATAGCAGAATAATCACATAGGGCTTTGATTGTAATACCTTTCACTCTGCATTGAAAAGCAGTCTTTGCTAAGTCGGCAGTGCGAAGATACGGATCAATGACCCATATTTCTTGTAGATCCCAAGGAAGATTGTTGCTCAATATTTCAACAATGTCGTGAAGTGCCGTCTCATGCTCATCGCAAGAATATGACTTGAGATACCCCTGTTTATTGTACCAATCGTCATCCAAAGCCAACCTCCGATTTGATGTCATTTCAGCTTCTTCAAAGAAATAGATTGAACCGGCCATTTTTACATTAGGAAGTTCTATATGAACTTCTTTACCATCAATGTGTATTATTCTTTTATCTGGAATTTGTGCGATGATAGTCGGTGGGGTTATCTGGGAAAAGTAGTTGCTATAAACTGAGTAATCAAAACATCCATAATAAAGGGTTAACTGTGTATATGTATCTACAACGGAAATTGTCGTTTTATACTGATTGGGATTCACGCTAACTGCTTGGCAATCAAAATCCTTCTCAACGTCGTTAGTATATATCAATCCATCGTGGGTTTGTATTACTGTAAGGCAATAACGATTATGTTCAAAATCTCTTTTAAGAGAGAACTCCAATTCTATCCCATAAAGTCCTAATTTTATTGGTTTCACAGAGAATACCTCTATAGGCATCTTTATGATTACATTGCCAATTCTGTCATGCATTTTATCCAAATGATAATGCAATCCACATTTTTTCATTTCTTGTTGAATTTTTTGTATTGACAAAGATGACAGTATTTTATTAAGTACCGTTTTTCGACTGAATAGTTCAAAGACATAGTAATTTCCGGTGAAATTTGAGCCATAAATACCATACTCCAGAGGTACAAACACATTATACTGCCCACCAGTTGGATTGCTTTCTGGCACATATTTTATATCTGATGGGAAAAAATCATCTATTACTACATTCTCTCCGTTGAACTTCCACAAACCAGTAGATTCCGTGTCACCAATCAATTTGAGAAGTTCCTCAATAGAAATTATATACCTGCTTATTGCTAGTTTCCAAGCACTACTTTTATCTCTAGAAATAGTTATTGGCACTTCAGTAATAAAATGAAATGGTGCAGGTTTCTTAAACTTCGAAGAACATTCTACATTTGTAAAAAAGTTAATCGCTTTGCATTCTGAAAACAATACTATTTGAGTAACTTCGCAAAAACGATATTCTCCTAAATTATCATTACATAGATATTTCCCTAATATTTCTTGTGTCTCCTTCATATTAACCCATCCCATCTAGCCAGCTTATCTTTTCCGCCGTTTTATGCGTATAGTTTCCAATGGCTTATTCATCATACTGTTAAGTTAACATATACTTTTAACCGCTACCACATGTGCAGAGGTCATTACACCCTATTTTCTTTAGCTTGTTTATTTGTTGATGAGCCATAACTGGAATCTTAACATCGTGAATAAGCAATAATTTTCTTATTCAATATATAGCATATCGAAATTTCCAAACGCATTTTGAATTTTTTTAATTATACCATAGATGACATAATACGTGCATTCAAAAAAATATCAAACAAACTAGGAAAGCAAAACGCCCTGCGATGTGCAAGGCGTCAGCTAAATTATCAATCTGTCAATATGTTACTTGGCAGCGCGGAACAGACTCTCCTCCGCCTCACTCATGTCATAGTACATGATCTTATTCTCGGTATCGAGGAATCCCGTGATCTTATATCTTTTCTCCTCATCGTAATCCGGTATCATCCTGGTAAGGACTGCATGCATGTTCTTATTGTTGCAGCTTACCGTACTGTTCTGCTCACCTCTTGATTTTGAAAAAGATGTAGCCTTGACTTCGTTGCCTTTGCACGGCTTGATTGCAAACACATGATTTTCAGCATCAATGCAGTACTGTACATTCTGCGGATAATTAAGGTCCTCTAGTACACGCTTGGTGAATGTCACCCCATTCTTGTTGACGAAGATGTCAGGAGACGCATTCGTGTTGATATCGATAACTTCCAGATTTACATTAGCAAAATTAATAGCCATTTTAATTCCTTTCTGTGCCGTCTGTATCATCATCGGCACTTTCCATCAGTTCTAAAAATTTACTTCGTTCATCACTGTTCCAGGACAGATCCATGAGCAGAAACCCGCGCAGGACTCCTGATTTTACCCTGGTAACAGTGAATTTCTTTTCCATAGCGGCAGGTCTTCCGGCACTACGCCATTTCTTCTGTATGAGCAGCTTCTGGGCGGATTCCCATTTCAGTCGTTCGATTATAGCGGGATGGTCATTCTCCCAGTGCCACTGAGGCAGTATGTCTTTGTTCTTTACTGCCTTGTGACTTAGATAATCCTTAGTGAAAGTTTTCT